GTGATGAGATAACCCAGAAGCATTGTGTCCATTTGCATGGATTCAAAATCGGCAAGCACATGTTCCAAACGTGATTTAAAGTTGGCATCAATCATGATGTCGTCTTCGCAAAAAATGCCGTAAGGACGCGAATCGTTCTCTACGAATTCGCGAATCATATCCAGATGACCATACATGCATGACCAGCATTTTTCGGTGTGGGGAATCAGACCGCGACCGGCGATGCGAGGGTCGGTGATGGGAACGCCAGGATGCAAGATGGCGTCTATGCCCACTTTCTCAAATCGCTGATTCATAGATTGGTTGCGAATGTCGTTTTTAAAATTCAAACAGTAGAGAGCACAAGTGGATGTCATATTTGTTAGAACATATTAAATAATTCTTAATATGTTTTTAGGGTGAATAATCAAATTCGTCGCTTATGATCTTTCCTTTTAGGAGGGGTTAAAGGGGAACCCAGGTTCCCCCTAGGGAAGGTTCAAAAGGAAACCGTAGGTTTCCTTTACCGGTGATATTTGCCAACCCTGGCAAATGAATCCACAATGAAAATGGTAAACACGCCTAAAAATGTATAAAGAATGAGCTCCTCTGTAATGTTGCTCGTTTTTTCCATCTGGATGTCCTCCAGTATGTGGGTAATATAATTGAGTTTTTGCATGATTCCATCATTGGCGTCACCATTTTTGGTGGATTGGCTATAATACGGTTTTCCTAAAATGGCCCCGGCTTCATAACTTTTGTTGTAGTTGCTCAAATTGTCAGAACCACTTGGCCCGTATTCCGGCATACCCGCCGCCATTTTGAGAAGAGGCGATTCGAACCCCTCCGTCGAATTTGCTAAATCTTTTTGTACCACCGTAGAAACCGGCTTAAAATCAGCAAGACCTTCTCCCACCTGCGTGGAAGTAATCTTGTTTAGTAAATCATTGATGGTGCTCCCGCGACTTTCATTCAAAGCAACCGTGTTTTGAAGAGAATCAGACACTTCGACTTCATCATTGTCGTCAAAATCTACATCTTCATCTCTTGGTGCTTTTTGTGTCTTCCGCTTATCTTTTCCAATTGCAGAAATTCTTCTTCGTGTATCCGACCTTGATGAATTCCAAGGAGAAGCAGTATTTAATAATGACATCTTCTATAGTTATATATATAAACGGAATATTAATGAACACAATAATCGCAAAAAAAACAATAATCACAGTTTTGAAAGATGCCGCTGACTATTTTAAAAACAATTCGGTCGTTATGCAATTTATTCCAATTGTATTAATACTTGCATATGCATCTTTTCGGTATGAATTTACCCGGGTGAGCCACAGTATTTTAGGAAAATTGTTTGCTGTAATGCTAATTTTCTATTACACACGCATGGATTTTGTGTATGGAACCATTTGTTGCATTCTAGTTATCTGGTATTACCAGCGAACCGAGATTGAGGGATTCAAAGAAGAGAAAGAGAAAGAGAAAGACGAAGTCATAGATGATGGAACCAATTTACCTCCACCAGTGGAAGCGGCAGATACATCTTTAGAAGGGTTTGAAACCCCCATCGTTATAACAATAGACCAATTCAATGTGGCCAAAGACGAGTTTATCAAAGAGAAGTGCAAAAATGGAGTTCTAATGTATAAGGATTTCCCAGTAAAATCAGAGATGGCTGACCACGTATATAGCGAAATCAAATTCAACGGAAAAACTAAGTGCAACCCGTGTGACCGAACATGCGATTACAATATTATCGAGGCAAAGCTGGCAACAGAACAGAAACTGATTCCCAAAACGTCAAATGACCTATTTGATGCATTTGCCAAATTTTTTGGTTTATCAGAGCCATTTGAACCAAAGGAAACCGCAAATAGTTATGGTAAACCATAAAGGAAACCTACGGTTTCCTTTAGAACCTTCCCTTAAAAGTATGGGATTATAAGGGTTAAGTAAAACGGAAGCGACGAGTTCCCTTAATGGGTTCTTAACTAAAACAGAAACAACAAGTTTGTCTAATCTAACCAAAAAAGGGAAGGTATAAGCAAAGCAAAAAAAGGAAACCTACGGTTTCCTTTAAAAATCTACAAATAACATATAAATGGCAAAAACAGATTCATTTTTCAAGGGTATGCACAATAAAATACTGGATTTAAACACCAGCAAAATGTTTGCGGGTCTGATGATTATCACACTAAACATTGCGTCTAAATTTGTGACCTTTAAATTTGGAAAAACTGCAGAGATGTATTTGAAATACACATTTAGTCGGCAAATTCTGGTTTTTGCAATGGCATGGATGGGAACCCGCGACATTTATGTCGCGGCCGGTTTAACGCTAGTCTTCATTTTCTTATTTGATTTTCTCTTCAACGAAAACAGCAGTCTCTGCGTTTTGCCGAATGAGCTCAAGGAATATTACCAGAATATTGATGAAGACATTTCGCATGATGATTATGTGAAGGCAAAAACCACAGTTGATAAATACATTGAGCAGAAAGATACAAAAAAATGCAATTGTCCATCTGCAAAATAAAAATATTTCTTATTATTTTATCTTCATATTATAATAAGAAATGGCACAAGATTTAGAAATAGTAGAATTAAGAATTCAGATGCATACAAATATGGATACACAAGTAGAATTAACCGCTGACCAAATTGATAATAAAAAAGTAAGCGGAAAATATCCATTTTTATGCACTAATTTTAAATACAGTGATGCAATACTAAAACAAAAAAAACAAAACGAAATATTTGACATATTTTTTAACCGTCAAAAATTCTATAATTTTATACTAGCATCAAAATTAAAAAAAAATCAAAAAACTACACAAAGATATGACAATGATATTGTAAAAACAAATATTATTCAAATGTTGAATGCATTGTTTCAAATTTCTTTTCCGATAAAGGACCATGTTTCTTTAATGGACTCGGAAAATATAGAGATAATGGATATAGTAACAAATTTATTTAAAACTGATAAATATACATATTTACGATTAAATAAACCATCTACTGTTACCCAAGTAATTTGGTTAAATACGGTTTCAAGCAATCCAATTTATTATCGAATATATAAAAAAAATAAAGATTATGCTAAAAAAATAACAGATTATGCTGAAAATGTAGAGGCTTTAACTGCACAAAAAATAATAGAAAAAAATGAAAAGCCCCCATTCACAATAACAAACCCTGATGATAGATACAATAAAAATATAAAAATAAATTTGAAAAACAAAGAAGAATGGATTTTACATTTTTTAGTTTCAAATTATAAAAAAAACACAAAAGAATACAATGAATTTATTAAATATTACATTCAAACATTTATTAATCCAGATTCAAATAGGCAATATTATCAATATAATAATCAAGACCCAGAAAGACAATTTTACGAAAGTGTTCCTGAAATTAAATTTTACCAAAAATATATGACTGATATTGTGGAACTTTTGCCACCAAAGCGCATATCACTTGATAAAACAATAGCAGCTGCATTAAAACAGATAAAAGATAATAATGATTTTACTGATTTTATTAAATTATATACTATAACAAAGAAAAATGATTATTGTGACCTGATTCGTTTGGACAATGGAGCATACGAAATACATTTGGGGGTTGCAGTTGTTGGCGGTAAAGTAACTAAAACAAATTCCAAATTTTTTTGCAATTATAATTCACATAGATTAGGCAACGATTTGAATTATTTAATTAGAGATGTTGAAGAAGAGGGAGAAAAAATACGATTATATGGGTATATTGATTTGGAGAATGTGAAGGATACTAATGAATATGTAGGTGTTATAAATTCAAGTATTAAGAAAAAAGATACAACCAATGAGGAGAATGCAAAAAAAATGAACTATGAAAATATTGATAGAAGATGGTATGGTGGTAAAAAAACTCGCAAACAACGATATTATAATAAAAAAACACGTAAACATAGGAAAAATAATCCAATGCCAATATGATTTGGGTCACACATAATTTCAAAATTTAAACGAAAGACCATATTCATTGTTTTTATTTTCCCATATCCCCGATATTTTTAAACAATTTATTTTATCTTTTGCTGTAAATTTGCTCTGTAAATGCTCAGCCAATTTTGAAATGGGTTTGGAACTTGGTGATTTTGATTTACCATATATACTTAGTAATTCACTCTCCAACTTTATCAATGTGCTCTGTGTAAAATCATCAGGAGATACATGAATATAAATGCCATACATGGTGAAAAATTCTTCGCAATAATTAATTTTGGTAAAAATGCCGTCAAACAACATATTGGGCTTGGTTTCCATAAAAAAAACATTGGCTGTACATATAGTTTTTAAATCCAGAAGTATATTCATTTTTGCTGATAAAACAAGGGTTTTATATTTATACCATTTTCTAAAAAATAAAACATCACAAGGTTTTATTTTTTTCAAAGATTCAAATATTTTCTAAAAAAGGGAAGGTCCAATTATCTTTAAAAAAGGGAAGAGTTTAAGAGAAACCGTAGGTTTCTTTTATTACATACCACCGGCAATGCGAACACCTCCGACAAGTCCTGTGCCGATGGCGAGACCAGCACCCTGTCTGGATGATACACCCATCGAGGGGATGAAAGTGTCTAAAATAGCAAGGGTGGCGGCAGCGACCAATGCAATAACAGTGACCTCCTCAAGCTTCAATGACTGCTTGGGGATAACGTAGGAAGCAAATGCAACAATAATACCTTCAACGATGTACTTAATGGCTTTCTTGACAATTTCGTTCGACATTTTATATATACTAAACCAATAAAAAAATCATCAGGATTTAATTATTTGTTGTTAAAATACTTAAAACCTTCAATCAATAAATAGTATATTATTTCTAAATGTCTGGATTCCAAAAAAAGAAGTTAGATAATGGTTCTAAAAACCCCAGCTACGTGGATTTGTGCGAGGAGGATGCCACTATCCCTTCTCAAAAGTTTGTATGCATCTCTTTCATTTCCCCCGAAAAAGTGCTAAAGCAACGGGAGCAATACATTTTTGAGAAATTTGTCCAACAATGGGAGTTCAGTAAATCCATTGAGAAGTTCGGTGATTTTATGAATTTTATTTCGTTCAAATATAAGCTAAAGTTGGATGATATCATGGCCGATATGAAGGAATATGTAACTGAGGAGAAAAAACACCTAAAGTCTTATTCGGTCGCCGACGATTTCAAGAATTTCATGGATAAGAATGAGGAGCGTTTGACGGAGGATTTCAACAAGCAGAATGACTTCCAGACATCGGTACGTGGTATCAAGATTCGCGGTGCATATTCCAGTCAGGCTGAAGCTGAGTTGCGCGCTAAAAAGCTGAGAGAGTCGGACCCTAACCACGACATTTTTGTAGGGCCAGTTGGTGTTTGGATGCCATGGGACCCTGATGCCTACAAGACTGGTCGTGTCGAGTTTATGGAGGAGGAGCTTAACCAGTTGCACCACGAGAAGTTGAAGAATGAGGAGAAGGCCAAACAGGAGTTTGACCAGCGCGTTCGTGATGCGAAGAGAAAGGCGATTGAGGAGAATGTCAAGAAGGCGCGCGAGTCTGGTAACAAGTTGACCCAGACCATGACGGAGGATGGAGAGCTCGTCGGCGTGACCAAGACTGTTAACTTTGACGAAAGAGATGTTGCAGAGGTGAAGCCATCCAATGGATTTGGAAAGGCGACTGTTGAAGTTGCTGACGATTCCGCAGATGATTCTATGGAGAGAGTTGATTAAATTAAGGGAACTCGTCGTTCCCTTATGAACCCATACTAATGTAAAATGGCAAAAAAAATCGTAAACTCCTTAAAAAGAAGGGGTTGTGGGCATAAGTTCCCTTAAATGGAGAGGGTCATAGGGGGGCGATGCTTCGCTTAAGGCCCCCCTAAAATTGAAATAAAAATTATAATAATTATTGAAAGTATAAAAAAACAATTATTACAATTTACATAAAAAACAATTATTACAATTTTACTGATGAAGAAATTCTTTACACAAACAAAACCCGAGGACCCATTTGACTGCCGCGTTGTCCTAAGCAGTGGCGACCGTTGCGACCCGACCAAAGTGCAAACTGGCTCACTCATGTATCGCCCTGCCAGATTAGTGGTTTTAGACGCAAAAGACCTTTGTCTAAGAAACCAGGATTTATATGAAGCAGGCGAAGACGCAGACATAACAGTTTGTCAAAACTTGCTGAGAAAGCAGTGCTGGACACCCGACCAATACACAAATACAAGACAGGTAACGCTTAAAGAAATGCAGGAATTAATTACAAATGAAATCGGCGACTGTATTTGCAAAGTGGTTTTCAACAAGTTGCCGAATGCGAGTGATATGGCGACCCTGTTACAAGAAGGCAGTCAGCAAATTGAGGATTTAGAAACGACCGATGCAGAGAAACACAAATTGTATAAAAAACTGTTTGAACGGGTCCAGAAAGGCGACATACGAATTATGCGCGGATACGTTTTAAAAATTGATGCAGCAACAGGATTGGTACGATTTCTCGACGCGGATATAGAAGAAAATGGAGAGAGGGCGTTTTATATGAAAAACGTATTGGAACTGACTTTACGCTTAACCAAGTATGTTTTAGTCAAATAAAATGATTTTATACAATGATTTTATACAATGATTTTATACAATGATTTTATACAATGATTTTATTTTTTTATTAAAAAATATATACAATAATTATAATGTTTTTTAAAATATTTATTATTGGTTTTATTTTACTAATATTGGCATTAATATTATATTATGTAAAAAAAGAAAAAATATTTGAAAAATTTGAAACAAAAACTGTAATTCCATTGCATATTTATCAAATGTGGCACAATAAAGATTTACCACCAAAAATGAGAGAATGTGTTGAGAAATTAAAAGCCGATAATCCAGAATTCAAACACAGTTTGTACGATGAAACACAATGTCGTATTTTTATCGAAAAATATTTCGATAAAGAGGTTTTAAATGCATATGATAAAATAATCCCATCTGCTTACAAATGCGATTTATGGCGCTATTGTGTAATGTATAAAAAAGGTGGTATATATATAGATATTAAATTTCAATGCGAACCTGGGTTTAAACTCATGGAGTTGACTGATAGAGAGCATTATGTTCTTGATAGACCCTATGCAGATTTACAATGCACAGTTGAAGATGAAATAAAGTTAATCAACACTCCAAATTATTATAATAGTATATATGATAAAATAGACCCGTCATATTGGGAAAATAAAGAAATTGGCATTTACAATGCAATTTTAGTTTGCAAACCTGGAAACAAATTTATGCTTGAATGTATTAATAATTGTGTCAAAAATATTAAAAACAATTATTATGGTTATAATCCACTATACCCCACTGGGCCAGGATTATTGGGAAAATTATATTTCAATGGCGATTATAGCAAAATAAAAGATTTTGAATTATTTAATAGTTTAGTTGGAACGTTTGTTTTAAATAAAAAAAGAGTAATTATGCGGCATTATCCAGAATATAGAGTCGACCAACAAAATAAACAATTTAAACCAAAGCCCAATTATGGTCAAATGTGGGCGGATAAAAAAATATACAATTCATAATAGAAGGAGGGGTCAAAGGGGAACGTAGTTCCCTTTGGAGGGGTCAAAGGAGAGATTAAAGGAGGGGTCAAAGGGGAACGTAGTTCCCTTTGGAGGGGTCAAATGAGATATTAAAGGAGGGGTCAAAGGGGAACGTAGTTCCCTTTGGGTCAAAGGGCGTAAGAGAAGCAAAGCTTCTCTGAATACATTAGTTCCCCCTTATACCGTCGCCACAAATTCCCAATCCAGCGTCTCGCACACTTTCTTCCACACCATATCTTGTTCCAGTTGTTTCTCTCTATCTTTCATCATAGGAATGAACGGCAAATACTGTGTCTGGTTTAATAAAACACAAAGCTGGAACAATGTATATGTGCAATTGAAGAAATTTGTCCTGTAAGCGGGGCAATGAATTGCCCACGGCTCCTGAATCTCAATGAATAATATGCACAATGTGTCCTGCAGTTCATCGCTCATTACCGGCGGTTTTATTCCAAAAATGGAATTGATATACTGAATATGCTCAAAATACCGATTGAACCCCAACTTCTTCAGAATTTCGCGCATCTTCTCATAGTTGATTTCGCTCGACATATCATAAATTCTCTCTTTCTTGATTCGCCCGCGAATGGCTTCAATGACGTGTGTAGGAATTTGCGTGGTTTCTTTCGCCTGAAATTGCGACAATATTTCCTTAAAATGGTTTAAGCGGACGTAAGCATTGTACGTCACCTCATTTGGCGGCTCCTTGTAAATCGGCTTCTCATTATCCACAATAAATTGCACGTAGGTCGCACACTTATTGTTGTTGCAAATCATGATTCCCTCCTCGTCTTGAGGAATCAGTTCGCCAATTGAACATTTCTGGCAAACATCGATGCACATGGTGCAATCCGTTTGAATATAGTCTTTGTTGACGTTTTTCCAATAGTTTTGATACAAATTTTTGGAATTTTGGTATTTGGGGTTTGTTGCAATATCGGTTTCGGATTTTATTTTAAAGAATGAATTCAAAATATTCTTGTTTCCGGAATCACCTCCTGCAGAGATTTTCTTTTTCTCTTCAAAATAATTGAAAATATATGGAACATTGTCCAACAAATAATTGTTTCTCATGGTTTTGTATTTCTTTAGCTGTTCTGTAATATGTCGTATTTGGTCCTTGATTTCCATCTTTTTGTCAATATCCGATTCATCCAATGC